ATACTAAGGTAAATGGCCATTTTATACCAATTTTGATGGAAGATACGTCAGATGAAAGTAAAATTACCGATTTAAATAATAAAAGATTTTATATCCAACTATATTCTTTTGTTCTACAAGGATTTATTTTGGATCCTGAAGATTTTATTGTTACGCCTGGAATAAGTCGAACATTCAATATAATCGAAAAAATCTAATAAACAAATGCTTTTTGAAATTTTAGGGGATATTTATTGTTAATAACGAATAAAAAAATTAATACACAATAAAAATGGCAAACAAAGTTTATAATTCAGCTGGAGTTTACACACACGAAAAAGATTTAACATTTACACCTGAAACAATAGGTGTAACAACACTTGGTGCTGTTGGGGAAACTAAAAAAGGCCCAGCATTTCAGCCAATGTTTATAAAGAATTACGATGAGTTTAAAACAACTTTCGGAGGAACCAGCCCTGAAAAATTTAAAAACACACAAATTGTTAAGTATGAATTACCATATATTGCTAAATCATATTTAACACAATCAAATCAATTGTATGTTACTAGAGTACTTGGTTTATCTGGTTATAACGGTGGCCAAAGCTATGCAATTAGAACAATTGGTAGTTGTGATCAGGAAACAATGACAAACACAACTGGGGATACAACAACAATTAATTTTGAAGTAACAATTACAGGTGCAACTCCTGGTGTATTCACAACTAACGGTGGTGCTGTTGAATTAATTGATCAGATATCAACTGTTACAGGTATTGCTGCAACAAAATTTGATACTGGTTATTACCAATTCTTTAATATTTTGAACTACGCTACAAGCGACTGGTATTTGAACAATGCAATGTATTGGGGTATTTTTGGTTCAACTGAACAAACAGCCGTTTCAGCTGCTAGAAATACAAAAAATTTAACAACAGGTTCTTCGGTAACACCAACATATACTGATGCTTATGAATTACCGTTAAATATAGCTGTAAGCGATAGAACAAATCAAATATTGTTGAATGAGTTTACCTATGATGAAAACACCGATGAATTTACAGGTTATGCTTTTGCACTTTATACATACGATATTGAAGCCACAAGTCCAAGTACAATTACTGGTAAAACAGACGTAACTTTATATACATTTACTGCTTCACCAAATGCTGAGTACCATAAAAAATTGGTGGCATCATTAAAAAGCAGAGGATCATATTCAAGTAATGTATTAACTTTTAATGTTGATCCATTAACTGTTAATACTTCACAAATTACATCAGCTGAATCAAATCCTTTTGCAACATTTGACATTACAGGTAATACTGTCGGAGGTGCTAGTTTTAATTATTCTGTATCTTTAGATAAAACACAGAAAAATTATATTAAAAATGTTTTAGGAGTTAGTGCATCAGATAAAGATACACATTTGTTTGTTGAAGAAGTTTATGATTCATCTTTAAAGAAAGGATGGTATTTTGGTAAAGTAAAAGGTTTACATTATGATATTGTACCGATTGAAACTTGGTCTCATTATAAATTCCAATTCCAATCACCAGCAACACCATATTTTGTATCAGAATTAAGAGGTGGTGTACCTGAAAAATTATTTAGATGTATTTCTATCTCTGATGGTACAAATGCTAACACTGAAACCAAAATGTCTATTGGTAATGTTAATTTAGATAAAAAGATTTTTGATTTATATGTTAGAGCATATGGTGATTCGGATAAAAATCCTGTCTATTTGGAGAAATATCTTTCAGTATCTATGGATGATACACAAGATAATTACATCGGTAGACGTGTTGGTACAATAGATAATACTTATCCATTGAAAAGTTCTTATATTATCATGGATATGGCTGAAAATGCACCTAAGGATGCGGTGCCATCAGGTTTTGAAGGATATGAATTTAGAAGTTATGGAACTGGTATAACAGAATCAACATACGTTGGTGTACCTGAAATTTCTTATAAAACAAGATACTATGCCGCTGGTGATTTAATTGTAAATCCACCTTTTGCAACCCCAATTTATTCAAATGGAGATAAAGTTAGAAAAGCATTTTTAGGTTTTTCCGATTTGGATTATGGTTATGATACTGATTTAACTTATTTCAAAGGTAAAGTTTCATTAGATGATAGTAATACATACAATGAGGGTTCTGATTGGTCAACAAAAACAAAAGGATTTCACTTGGATGTAAATGCTGGTACAATAGTTAATGATGCTGGTGATACAGTATTCGCTGTTGGTATTGGTTCATTTACCGATTCAACAGCAATAGCTGCTGATACTTCACATCCATACTATGATATTAAAACAAGAAAATTCACAGCATTATTTGCTGGAGGTTTTGATGGTTGGGATATTTATCGTTCTCAAAGAACAAATACAGATACTTATAAAATTGGTAGAACTGGATTTACCCAAGCTGGATTTGATACATTTACCAGTGTTGAATATGATGAAACATTAGGTACTTCAGATTATTATGCATCGTTATTAGGTATTAAAACATTTGAAAACCCAGAAAGAACTATAATTAATATATTAGTAACGCCTGGTTTGGATATTGTTAATAATACTGAATTAATTAAAGATACTGTTGAAATAGTTGAAGAAAAGAGAATGGATTCAATTTATTTACCAACATTACCTGATATTAAAATGATCGATAATGCAAGTGCTACAAATACTGATGATTGGTTATATCCTTCTAATATTTTGGATGAATTAGTTAATACTGAAATAGATTCTAACTATACCGCAGTATACTATCCATACATTCAAATTTCAGATAATGAAAACAATGCTAATGTTTTCATACCGCCAACAGCTGAAGTTGTAAAAAACCTAGCATTTACAGATAATATTGCATTCCCTTGGTTCGCAACAGCTGGTTATGAACGTGGTATTGTTAATTGTATTAGAACACGTATACAGTTAGATCAAGAATCAAGAGATATATTGGATCCAGGTAGAATTAATCCTTTAGCAACGTTTGCTGATGTGGGTGTGGTTATTTGGGGTAATCGTAACTTGCAAATAAAAGATAGTGCTGCAAATAAATTGAATATTAGACGATTATTGTTACAAGCTAGAAGATTGATCATTTCAGTATCAAATAGATTACTTTTTGATCCGAATGATGGACAAATAAGAAGTCAATTCCTTTCAGCCGTAAATCCTATATTGGAAAATATAAGAAAAGAAAGAGGTTTAACTGATTTTAGAGTTGCTTTATCAAGTGATAATATTGACTCTGATAGAGATACATTAACTGGTAAAATTTTCTTAAAACCTACACCAAGTTTAGAGGTAATTGAGTTAGAATTCACAGTAACACCAACTAGTGTTTCTTTTGACAATCTTTCTTAAAATAATTGAAATTTTAAATACAGAATGAGTTTGGTATTGAACCAAGCTCATTTTTTTTGTAACAAAGAAAAGAAAGTAACAAAGAAAAGAAACTATTAGAACTCTATATTAGAACTATTATTTAAAAAAACCATTAAGAAACCAAAATATCCAAGTTCGAACTCGATATTAGAACTCTATATTATAGGGGAATTCAATATTAAAAAATAAATTTGATGAAGTCAAGTAAATGTTGATAACTTTTTGTCATTTTTTTGTTAAATATTGTTTTTCATACAATTTTGAACCACAATCATAGATTTTATATATAGATAAACTCTGCATATGTTTTTCAGCAGAAACTTCAATTTTACCTAAATTTGATTTTTTATATTTAAATCTATCCTCTCTTTTGTTATTTATTATATAAAAAAAGTTTGGTTTGGTATTTTTAACAAAATTAAAACCATTAACTAGATATAAATTACCTTTTGAATATCTTCTATTAGCATAGGATATCAACTTTTCTGGATTATATGTTTTTTCAAAATAATTCAATAGTTTACTAAATCCACCGATAACTGAGGTATTTAAAATTGTTGAATATCTTATTAATTCATATTCATTCTCAACAGTTTTTCTACCTAGAGCCCTACGA